GGGCAATCCAGGGGTTACGGCGGCAGACCCAGCATACCAAGCCGCGCTGCGCGTCTCGCCCGGGTCGGGTGCTATGTCGAGACAAGCGCGGTGGCCGCCACTTCTCTAATCGGAGGAATGCACAATGAGTGGACTGAAACAGCACAAGATCGAGCACGTATCGGCGTCAAGCCTCAACCTCTTCGCCGCCGAGCCGGCCTTGTGGGTGATGGAGCGGCTGCTGAAATTGCGCTCGCCGGTCGGCCCGGCGGCGCATGTCGGCACCGCCGTGGAGGCGGGCGTCGAGTGGGCGCTCCTCAATCACGCGGAGCGTTATGACGCGCTGCCGCGCGCGCTGGAGCGGTATGACGAACTGGCGCAGGACGCGGACGCGAAGCTGAAGATCGCGGGCATGCTGGAGCAGGCGATCAAGCAGCTTGAGCCCTACGGTCGCCCCGACGTGCCGGAGGACGGCCGCCAGCATCGCGTCGAGATCGCGCTCGACGGCGTGCCGGTCCCGTGCATCGGCTACACGGATTTCGTGTTCCACGACCACGGCATCATCGTCGACCTCAAGACGTCCTCGACGCTGCCCAGTGCGATCAAGGTGTCGCACGCGAGACAGGGCGCGGTCTACGCGCGCGCATTTTCCAACTACGCGATGCGCTTCTGCTACGCCACGCCGAAGAAGAGCGCGGTCTATGTCCTTGAAAACGCTCACGAACACCTCGCGGCGCTGGCGAATATCGCGCGGCGTTTGGACCGCTTTCTGGCCGTGTCCGCCGATCCGGCGGAACTCGCGGCGATCGTGTGCCCGGACTACGATTCGTTTTACTGGTCCGCGCCCGAGGCGCGGGCCAATGGGCTCAAGACATTCGGCTTCTGAGCCGATGACGCGCGCCGGGCGCTTTCCCGGTATGCAACCTGCTGAAGGATAAAGCAAAATGGCTCTCGGTATTCCCACAGGCGGCAATCGCACGCCGATCGTTAAATACGATGCGCGCGCCGGTCGCTGGTTCAGGGTCGACGGAAAGGATCAGATCGTGGATGTGAGCAGCGGCTTCGCTGCCGTGTTCGATCTCGCGCAGATCGAGATCGGCTGGGCAAAGTTCGCCGCCGGCATGGCGCCGGATGTCGTCATGGCGCGCGTCCCCGCGCCGATGCCGGCACAGCCGACCGGCGACCACAAGCGGGCCGTGCGCTTGTATGTCAAGCTCGCCAAGTCGATCGGCGGCGACATGCGCGAGCTGATGACCCAAGCGGGCATCGTGATGAGCGCGATCGATCAGCTTCACGACGCCTACATGGCAGCGCCGGAGGCCAAGGATGGCAAGCTTCCGGTCGTGGCGTGCCCGACGACCGAGGCGGTGACGATCTCGACCGGCGCGGGCAAATCCACGAATTACAAGCCGGTCCTCCAGATCGTGTCGTGGGTGGCGCGGCCGGCTGACTTGCCGCTGACTTCGGCGCCGGTTGCTGTGGCTCCGGCAGCGCCTCCGGCCACCGGCTCGACCATCGCGCCGCCGCCCGGGCCGAAGGCCGCGCCGCCGGCACCGCCGCCGCCCGCGCTGGGCGACGACACGGAGTTCTGATAGCCTGGGCTTTCCGGCGGGTTTCCTCCCCTGCCCGCCGGAGGTCGCGCAACCTGCGACCGGACAGAAGTGGTTGGCGCGCCGGGGCGGCATCCCCGGCATCGGCCTGTCCAGGCCGCGAGGGAGAGGCAAGATGACAGATCTCGACACGTCGCTGCGCCACGCGCTCGACTACTACGACCGAGGGCTGATGGTCGTTCCGACGCAACGCGTGATCGCGGTGCGCGATGGAAAGGCGGTCTGCTCCTGCGCCGCGCGCGAGCGGTGCGGGTCGCCAGGAAAGCATCCGACGATGGCCTGGGCGGAGTTCCAGCGGCGCCGGCCGTCACGCGACGAGATCTCCGAATGGTGGGCGGGTGACCGGGCGCGGCTCGGCGTGGGCATCCTGACGGGCGCGATCAGCGGCAACATCTTCGTCCTCGACGTCGATGTCGGCCCCGGCAAGGACGGCGACGACAGCCTGCGCGCGCTCCAGATGGCGCACGACGATCTGCCCGAGACCGCCGAGGTGCGGACGGGTTCTGGCGGCAGGCATCTCTATTTCCGCGCGCCAGCTGGCGTCGCCGTGGTCCGCAACTCGGCCGGAAAGCTCGGGCCGGGCCTCGACATTCGGGGCGAGGGCGGCTTTGTCGTGGGGCCGCCGTCGGTGCATGCGAGCGGGCAACCCTATGTCTGGTCGTGGACGAACACGCTCGCCGAGGGCATCGCCGACGCTCCGGCGTGGCTGCTCGAGCTCGTGCGCGCGGATGCGCCGACACCGGGCGCCGCGCCGCGCGAGCGGGCGCCGGTCGAGCCGCTCCAGCGTCCGGCGGGCGCCGGGTCCACGGGCGGCCTGGAGCCGCCGGTCGACGACGGGCGCGAGGCCTACATGCGCGACACGGTGCATGCGGTGGGCATTCAACTCACTGGCGAGAACGGCGCATGGCCGACCGCCGACGAGATCGCCGAGGTCGCGTGGCCGCAGTTCCGCCGTCGGGTCGACCTGTCGAGGCCCGGGCGGATCAGCGCAGACAACGCCGAGGACGAGATGCGGGCCAAGTGCATCTCGTGGGCCAGGAAGGCGGAAACGGGCGGCTTTGGGGCGCTGGAGGATGTCGTGGCGGGGTATCAGGGCCGCCGGAAGCCAGACCCGCGTCAGGGGCCGGGAAATCGGCAGGAGGAACCGTCAAGCGATGCTTTACATTTCGAAGGAGCGGCGAGCGGCGACGAGGACGATCTCGCGCGGCCGTTTGTGCTGCGCTCGCCGTCCGATATCCCTCGCCGTCGCTGGCTCTACGGGAACAGCTACATCCGGTCTTTCGTGAGCGTTCTGGCCGCGCCGGGCGGCGCGGGCAAGACAACGCTCTACGTGGTCGAGTCGCTGTCGATCGCCACCGGAAAGGCGCTTCTCGGGGTTACGCCGACGGAGCGTGTCGGCGTCTGGATCATGAACCTTGAGGATCCGGCCGACGAGATGGAGCGCCGGATCGGTGCCGCCGCGAAGCACTACGGTATCGCGCAGCGCGATATCGAGGGGCGACTGTTCGTGGATGCGGGGCGCGAGAAACCCCTCACGATCGCGTACCAGACGCGCGACGGGATCACCATTCACCGGCCGATCGTGGATGCGATCGTTGAGAAGATCAGGCGGCACAAGATCGGCGTTCTTATCGTGGATCCGTTCGTGGCAAGCCATTCGGTGCCGGAGAACGACAATCAGGCCATCAACGCCGTGCTTGCGCTCTGGCGGCTCATCGCCGACCTGACGGGGTGCTGTATCGTGCTCGTCCACCACTTCCGAAAGCTCAACGGCGAAGAGGGGTCGATCGACAGCGTGCGCGGCGGAACGGCGATTATCGGGGCGGTCCGTACCGCCCGCGTCATGAACACCATGTCGGACACCGAGGCCGTCAAGCTCGGGATCGATGAGGCGCAGCGTCGCCGGTATGTCAGGATCGACGACGCGAAGAACAACCTCGCGCCGCCGGCAGACAAGGCGCAGTGGATCGAGCTGGTGTCGGTCGACCTGGGCAACGGCTCGGGCATCGCGCCGGAGGGCGACAAGGTCGGGGTGGCGACGCTGTGGGAGCCGCCGTCGGTCTGGGACGGGGTGACCGAGGATCACATGCGCGCGGTGCATAATCTCGTTCACCGAGATGGCGGTAAGCGGCAGAGCCCGCAGGCGGCCGGGTGGCTGGGCTTCGATGTCATCCGCATATGTGGCTTTGACGACGACGCCGGAGGCCGCGCGAAGGCCAAGACGCTCCTGTCGAAGTGGGTTCACACGGGCGTCCTCAAGGTTGAAAAACAGCAGGACAAGACAGAGGGCAGGGCGGTCCCGGTCTACGTCGCAGGCACCCTTCCGCCGAGGACTGAGTGATGGCAAGTTCCGCACCTTTCCGCACTTTTCCGCACCTCAAAACACGAGGTGCGGAAACCCCTTTCCGCACTTCCGCACCGCACCCCTCTAGGGGTGCGGGGTGCGGTGCGGATGGGGTTTCATCCTGTGCGGTGGCTCAAATAGCCTCCGCACCTCCGCACCCCGAGGTGCGGAAATGAACCAGACCGACTACAGCCTCGCCAAAGCGATCCTCGACGGCGTCGATCACGCGATCGCCACGGCGGAGAGAACCTGGGGCGTCGGCCGCCTCCGACTCCTCGTCTCCGACGACCTCCGAGCGCGGTGGGACCGGCAGTGGCTGGCATGGTGTCGCGCGACCGAGGGCGACGACGTCGTCGCGATCCAGAAGCAGGGCGCCGCGGTGCGGCGGGCGGTGGCGGCGCTTGAGGCCGAGGCCAAGGCCGCCGGGCAGCAACCGCTGGGGCCGGAGGTGTGGGAGTGCCGACACGGCGACCGGGTCATCGTCGTGTGCCGCACGTCGGCCGAGGCCGGGGTCGTGGCGCGCGAGGACAGGAAGGCGGAGGTGTGGACGCTGGACGAGCTCGTGCGGCTCGCCCTGGCCGACAGGCCTGGGCTGGCGGCGGTCAAGGAGATCTTCCCCGGCGCCGAGGTCACCGCGATCAAGCCGCAGGTCAACTGGGCGGCCGGCGGCGACGAGATGCCGGACGGCTGGATCGGCTAAGGAGGATGGCGATGGCCAATCGACGGAAGGCAGCACCGGCTCTCCAGAACGAGAGTATCATCCCTCCAACTCTGGAGAGAGCGGCTCAGGCGCACGCCGCCGGGCTTGAAATCGAGGTGGCGGAGCCCGAGCGGACGGCAAGGGGCGTCGCCCGGAGATTTTATCCCGCCAAAAGGAAGACATGTCGAAGCCGCCGAAAGCACCCTCCTGGCCCGCCGACCCGGGCTTCAACGATGCAGATGAAAGGCTGGGTTACCTGTACATGCTTGAATTCATCAATGGCAAAAAGTACATAGGCATCACGCGACAAACGCCTGATGCACGGTACACAACGCACAAAGCTGGCATCAAGACACGCAAGCAGTTGATCCATAAAGCGTGGGCAAAGCATCGTCATTGCAATGGGCATCGTCGGCCAGTCCGACTTTGAGGAGGCCGAGCGCCAGCAGGCCGAGTACTGCGAGATGGTCAAGCTGTGGAAGCAGACCAAAGGCCAGTCAGGCTGGCCAGCCTACAACGATGAGGGGATGTGCAGATGACCTGCAACCAGAATTGCCGTCAGGGCCGGGACTGCAACTGCGCAGGCTGGCATGTGGTGCCGCTGAACGATTTGCGCGATCATGAGGCCAACGGCAGTTGCTTTTGCAAGCCAACACTGGACGATGGCGTGTGGCTGCACCACTCGATGGATGGCCGGGAAGCCTTCGAGACTGTCGAGCGCCAGCCTTCTTAAGCAAACGGCCTGGTGCCTGCCTTGTCGATGATCAGCGCCTGCTTGCGTGGGCTGGTGTCCTCGCTGTTTGGCACGCTGATGTGAGTCCAGCGATCAAACTCGCGGATGATCTGGTCGTAGCCAATACCACTGGCCACGATCTTGCGCACTACCTCGTCAGGGGTCATGCCTGGCACCTTAAAATCGGCAGCGCAGCCCAGCCGATGCTGACTGGTGTCTTTGCTGCCCACCGCATCATTGACCAGCTTTGTGCGCAGGCCTGAGCTGATCATGATTGGCTTGCCGCCCATCACCACCTTGACCTGCTCCAAGAAGTCAGCCAGGCGGGTCAGGTTGGCCAGCTCCTGATCGTTGGGGCTGTTGTCCCAGCCGTTGCGCTCAGCGGTCTCTGAGGCCGTCAGCTCTTCCAGTGTGAAGTGTGGGGTCAGGTTCATTTAGCAGCCTTGGAAAGCAAATCAGTTTTGGCCTGGGAGCCAGCAGAGCTGCCGAAGTAGTAGGCAATGATGCCCGTCCACGCCGTGCCCAAGCTGCCCAGCATCATCAGAATGGCTGGGTTGCTGCTGTCAATTTGATTGAAGAACATCATCACCATGATGCCGAAGAAGCCGACAGTGACCGCGCCAGCCAGGATGGGGGGCATCATCGAGCGAGTAGCTGCCTGCATATCTCTGGCGCTCTTGCGGTCTTCAACTTCCAGCTTCTCGAAATTCAGGCCCAGCTCCTGAGCCTGCTTTTGCAGCTCAATCTCGGCCAGCTTGACCTGGGCAATTTGGTCGGCGGTCAGCTTGTTGTTGGCGATCAGGTCGCCCACCTTCGCCTCGTCCACGCCGATGGCCTTGGAGATGGCTGACACGGCCATGCCAGCCAGTGGGCCACCCATTGCGGTGGCGATGGTGGGTGCAATTTGTTTGAGCCAATCCATCACTTGCCTTTCATTTTTCGTAGATGACCGCAATGTCTTGCCTGTTGTGCATGATGTCATCACGGTTTTTCTGAATTTCTTTTTCCAGGTCTTGGCGCAGCTTTTCTCTTGCCAGCTCTGCGCTAGTGTTGGTGGCCTGTTTGTTATCACTGGTGACCACCAGGCTGATTTTGTTGTTCAGCACCGTGACTTCGTGGGACAGATGGGAAAGAGAATTCATCAAGTACACCACGCAGGTGAACAGGATTGGCAGAATGGCAAAAGCCACCTTTTCAATGAGCGCGTGCTTTGCAGATTCTTCAGCTATTTAAACCCCCAGCATCTTTTTCAACATCTCCGCAGCAAAGCCTGGGCCGAGCAGCGTGACCGCAATCAGCGCATAGAGGATGTACTCAATGCGGCTCATGCGCTTGCTGCCCGACTTAAACGACTTTTGAATGGCCTCGTACCTCAACGCACAAATTTCTTCGTGCGTCTGAAGTCGTGCATCGGTTGCATCGACCTGATTCATTACATGCCCTCGCCCTGGACGATGTAGACGGTGGAGGCAGCAGAGGCCAAGCCACTGAAGAACACCTCGCGCCCAAAGCGCAACACCTCGACGGCACCAGGCACCAGCACAATGGCTGCAGATGGCGTGCCAGCGACTGGGGCCACTGCGTTGGCCGTGGCAATTGCAGCAGTTGGGCCAACACCCAAAAACACCGTATTCTGGCTGCTGTTGATGATGCGGTACTGGCCTGTGCTCTGCGCATCAAAGCGTGCATCAACAAGCGCCTGAACGCCTGTGGAGGCAACAGCAGCAGCGGGGATGACAACGGTGTTGCCAAGTGGGGCAAATGCGATTTGCGAGTTGGTGGCCATGATTTCTCCTTAGACGCCGAGGTTACCGGCTGCGATGAACGAATTTGCAACTGGGCTGAAGAGCGAGATGACAGCATATTGTCCCATTGTGCTCAACAGGCCAGAATATGAGTTCAGCGTTGCAGCGCCTGCCGCAATCGTGACTTTCCCTGCGCCACCCTGGATGATGGTGCAGGAAAAACCAGCGCCGAGACCTGTTGCGCAAGTGATGGTCACAGCAGAGCCGCTAGTGCAATAAATGACCTTGCCATTGTCAGCGGCAGATAAAGTTCTGCTCGTGCCAGATTCTGTGATGATGCCAGCAGGATTCAGTTTGAACGCATCAAACGAATCTAAGACTTGGATGGTTTTCAGCATGATTTCTCCTTATTTCGTCGATGCTTGCAATTCTGCCAGCGTGAGTTTCTGAGGCCAATACATGACGCGCTTGATGCGACCATTAGCAAAATTTGCTGACACAGTGTTGAAGCCTGTGCCGATGACCATCTGATCTGGTGACGGAACATTAGACACCGCAGTGATCGGCGTTCTGGATTCAACGCTCATGGCAATTTCGCCAGCGATGTAAGAGCCAGCCAACTCGCTCTCAACACCCAAGGCATTGAATGAATCGGATGCAAGGACGGTCGCACCACCAGTCAGCGAACGGGCGCGGGTGCTGGTCGAACTTCGTGCCTCAAGATTGAAAAGCTCAGTGCCACCAGCATTGCACAAAGATGCAAATATGCGTGCATTGGTGCCTGTGATGCTGTTGACCACCGCGCCTTCAGCGTAGAGCGTGCCCTGCGTTGCGTTGAACCAGCTTGTGAAGTTGGAGCCAGTCAGCTTGGCAACGTCGATGTTGCGCGTCTTTGTCGTGGCGTCGGTCGGGATGAATGAGGTGGCAAACGCTCCGGCCTCAAGGTTGGCAAACTGCACCGTGCCGCTGACAGTCAACGTCAAGGAGCCTGCCGCTGGCGTGAAAGTCAATGTCGTACGGGTTGGGTATGCGCCAGTACCGTTCACCGTTGCAGAGTGAGCGCCAGACAGCGTGACAGTTCCCGTGCCATAGAACGACAGTGTGTGCGCCACTGCGGTGACTGTGACCGACTGCGTTGCCAGACTTGTGCCATCAATCAGGCTGTTGAGCAGCAAGTTTGTGCGTTGCTCTTCGATCAGCAGACCTTCGCAGACCAGCGTTGTCGGGTTGTAGTCGAAGCGTGGCAGGTCAGCATTGATCGCCGTGATGACGCCAGACGAGTTGATGACCGTAGCCGTGTTGCCAGATCGAGTGAACGTCACTCGCGGATCAAGCGCAGCCGTGGTGAAGTCCAGCGCCAGCTTGGGCAGGACTCGTTCTGTTGCAGTCAGTGAGTAAGAAGGCGTAATCATTTGGGTTTCACCCAGCCTTCCTGCTCATCGTGCTTATTTGGGAAATCAGCAGGCCAGCGCATTGGCATAGGTTGATTGCTCATCGGAAAATCACCCCTTCGCTTGTTAAAGTGTTGATGGTCTGACTGACACCGCCAGTCGCGCCAGCAGCGTTGATAAACGACCCATTCTCAACCACAATATCGGTGACTGACGTTGTACCACCGCGCTGAAAATTGCTGCTTTGCGCGTTGATTGTTGAACCACTGGCAGCAAACACACCCTCGTTGGTTGCGCCAGTTCCGGTGCAAGATGATGCGTTTATAATTGATGCGCCCGCAGCATAAACAGACCTATTGCCAGCCCCAGTAATTGTGCTGCCAGTGCAATTGATTGTTGATCCTGATTCGCAACGAATAACGATGCCGGAACATCCGGTTGCGGTCAAACTTTCAACGTTGATGCGCGATGCCGCGTCTGCAAATGCCGCTGCGTCATTTGTTCCTGTGCCGCAATTATTGGCTGTGCTAGATGCTGCGCTAATTGTTGAACCACCAGATGCAAAATATCCGTAAGTGCCAGCGCCACTTACATCGGTTTCGGTAGCATCAACCGTAGAACATGGGCTTGCGTAAACGCCGTTTTCGCCGCAGTCGGTAAGCGTTGCACCTCGCGCATGAATAGTGCATCCGTTACTTGCCAAAACACCCGAATGCTTGGCGTTTGTGGCCAACGCATCACGGGCCGCAATCCATGAACCATTAAACGCATAAATGCCATATCCAGCAGCCGCTGCGTCAGGGTAAGGCAAGTTTGTACCAGGGGCGCACCCAGCATAGTTTGATGTTACGCCATCGGCGCTCATCCAACCAGCATCGGTTGCGCGAAGGTTGTATCGGAAACAGTTGTTTGCAGTACCGTTGTCAATTACCAGAATGCCGCCGTGGGCTGCTTGAGCGCCGTAATACATTGAGTTGCTGACATCTGCGCCTGATGCAAATACAGTGCTTCCCCATGAAACAATGCCTGATCCAGTTGTATTATTTTTAGCACACCCCGTCCAAATAGTGTCAAAGGCGTAGATGGTGCTGCCACCGTATGCGCGGCAACCATCACCCCAAGTATTTTTAACGCCACAATTTGCCTCAACATAACCGACAGATGCACCCCACGCAGCGTAGCCATAATTTGCTTTGGAGTTGGCATCCACAAGGCAAGCCAAGCGCGGAAGTTTGGCGTTTAAACCGTAGATGAAATTTGCAGACGTTCCGAAAGACGGAGACAGCACGACCTCTGCATCGGTCGAGGTGATGCGGAATTGTGAGTAATCACCATTCGCCACGGTGCATCCGCTTTGCGGCGAATGGCCAGACTCGATGTTGAGCGTGATGGTGATCTGCGGATTGTTCGGTGCCAAGCAGTCCACAGCCGTCTGCAAGTTTGCAGCATCGGTCGGAATGCGCACGGTCAGGTTGTCATTGACCAGCAACTTGAATGAGCCGGTGGCCGCTGTAATGGCGTCTGCCAGCGTAGCAAAGTCGCTGATGAAGTGCTCTAGTTCGAGTTGGTCTTGAACAGTAGTTGCAACAGCACCAAAGCCTGGAGGCTGGTAAACGACCTGATCTGCGTCAATCGTTCCTGTGAAAACAACATCACTGAATCGCTCAGTCGCAGCCGGTGCGCTGTATACCACGCTGCCGTTTTTGTTCTGCACCTGAATGCTGTAGTCGCTATTGACGTACAGACGTGCAGGAGTTCCATTGCGAGACGGATAACCGTTCAATGTGCGGATTGGCTGTGGTGCTGCAATGGTTAGCGCAGCATCCCAATAGACGTTGATTGGGTTGGTCTGTGGATCAAGATTGGCCGTGCCGATCCAGATGTAGCCGTTCTCCAACGGCAACCCGTCCGTCTCTGTGAAGATCGGGTAGGTGGGTTGAATGGAAAGTGCGCTCATCGTTGGTTCTCCTGATCGAATTGTCCTGCAGCTTGCATGGATTGCACAAGCCAGCGCTCGCGCCAGCTCAGCTCTCGCGGCATCTTGGCTGCGTCAGCAAAGCGCCGGAAGGCGGCAGAAAGTGCCACGCTGCGGATCGTGGACTGGCTTGGGGTCGTCTTGGTCGCGCCTTCCACGGCCAGACGTTGAAACTCGGGTGACGAGATCAGCTCGTCGGCAGCCTTGAGCACCTCGGGCTTGACGCCCTTGGTCAATGCTGCCGTCAGGCCAGATGCGATGCCTGCACCAGGCAAGCCCACAGCCGTCGTGGCGGCCTCAGCCGGGATACCGACTGCTGCACGCTTGGCCACGTTGAAGATGTTCGACAGCAGCGTGTCAGCGCCTTGCAGCTCCTGCTGGACGGCCTGAATCCGGCCTGTGGTGATGCGCTCGCGGGTGGCCTTGCGCACGTTGTTCGAGACCCGATACAGGTCCGACAGTGCCTTCCTGGCCGGCTGCGGCAGGTTGTTCATCAAGGCCGCATAGGCCTGCTTGTTCTGCAGCAGACCTTCGTACCAGTTGGCGTAGGTGTTGAAATTCAGCGCGCCGTTCTGCGTGGCCTTGCCGAAGGCCGTGTTCAGGGCCGAGGCTGCCACCATCTGGCGCATGTCCTCTGGGATGGCTTGCAGCACCTTGATCAACTTGTCGGCGTCGCCCTTAGACAGCGCCGTGGTGGCCGTGGACAGCTTGGTGACCAGACTCTGGTCCAGCTCGCGCCCGAACAGCGAGATCATGTCGTCCTCGATGCCCTTGCGCATGGACACCAGGCTTTTGGCCAGGCGGTACTGCTCGCCTCGGCCAGCGGCCTCAGCCAGCGCGAACTGGTCGTCGTCGATCAGCGCATACAAGCGCTTCGCCAGGCCGGTGTCGGCGTCCTTGAATGCGCCTTGCTGGCGTGCTGCAGCACCGATGTCGCGCCGCACGTCATCGATCAGCGCATAGGTAGGCTGGCGCATGCCGATCACATTGCCTGCATCGTCTTTGATCTCCTTCGGAGACAGCTTGCTGCGCACCGCCTTCTCCAGCGGAGAGAGGTTTTTCGGACCGTCCAAGTCCAGCGCACGCTGCTCGACGAAGGCCAGCACGTTGTCGGCTGGGCCACGAGTCTGGGCCGGGATGTTCTGGCGCAGGTCGTCGTAGGCTGTGTTGGCTCTGCGCTCCAGGTTGGCCACCGTCTGCGACAGGTTGGTGCGCACGGCCTGGTTCATGCGGCTGAGGTCGGTCATGCCGCCGATCTGGGTGATCAGGTCGTCTGCCTGCTTGCCCACGGCTTCCAGGCCAGTCAGCTCGGCTGCACGCGCCTGGCTGCCAGGGATCGACTTCACGGCCTGCGCCAGCTCGCGGTAGGCCTGGTTCGAGGTCAGGTGATCCGGCTGCAGGTAGCCCTCGATCTTGAGCCGACGCGCGGCCTCCAAGACCTTGGGATCGGGTGCAGCCTGGGTGGCCAGCACTTCGGTGGCTCGGCCAGCGCCCATGCCGCCGCCTGTGGCCGTCCTGGCGGTCTGCGCCAGCTCGGTGGTGGTCATCGGTGCGGCTGCAGCAGGTCTTGGCGGAACTGGAAATGTCACAGCACCACTTGGTTGAATACCAGCAGGCATGACGCTAGGGGCTGGAGGAGCTGCCAGTGGCACCTCTGGGCCGACAGCGCCGGTCGGAGAAATTTCGCGCACG